CCTAAATGATCTAAACATTGAGCTAATCCATGTTCTATTTTATCTTTGTGTGATTGATCAAAGTAATACTCAAGCCAATCTGGTTGAAATCCTGTTGATCCAAAGAAGTCTGCATCATCACTGGATTGTATACCAAACCAGAACTTACCTTCTATATCACCTTCGTAATATCTACCCATTGTTTATTTCCTCCTTTAGTTTTGCTGTTGCTTCATTTAAATACTTAATGGTATGAGTAACTTGTATGAGTTCTGCTTCTACATTATCTATAGTGTTACAGAACTGAGTTACCATTTCATTGTGTACTAATACAACCTCGTCAAATTTATGTTTAACATCAAACTGTACTGCATCTTTACTGAGTGCATTGTACATTTCTTGTACTGTTTCAATCCATCTTAGTTGTAATACTTTAAGCGACTCGTTCATCTTCTACCTCCTCTAGCCAATAGCCATGTCCTTCACATTCATCACAGGGATCTGATTCATCTGGTGCATCACCCCAAGGGATAACACCTAGTCCATTACATCTATAACATTCTATATGTTCCATTAGTCCTCCAAGTTTTCTTCTATTAATTTATGTAGACGATCTCCTATGTCTTTGATTTCACTATCTAAATTATTAGATGCCTCATGAATATACTTAGCATCAGTCATGATAACTCCTGCTGCTTCTTGACATTTAATCAAATCAGATAGTATTGACTCTAGTTTAGATACTTCTAATAGTTTCATTCATCAACTCCTTGTGGTACATCTTCGTAGTCTGGATCTGGATAGTCATCTCGGATTGCATCATCAACAACTTCATAGATCTCATCCTTTAGTCTGAATGGATATCCTCCTTGTAACATGGATATGTAACAGTTCTCTTTGAGTTCCTCCCATGTATCAAATCCTACGAATTTATTTTCATCATACACTTTCATTAGATAGTCTAATGCTTCATCATCCATGTAATCACCCTCATAGTCTGATGGTGGTATATCACTGTCTTGTATTTTTTTTAGTAAAGACATATTTGATTCCTCCTTTTGACACGTTACGGATTGCCTATCATTAACGCAAGTCTTACGACTTGCTATCCATATCGATAATGGTTTTAGTTATTTTGTATCCGAAGTAACAGTTTACAAAGAAAGATATAATCATCAATGATAGTACAATTACTCCTAGAATAGTTAATATAGTTGTCATTACTTCCTCGCTTTCTTCTTGCTTACTATGTATTTAGTAACTCTGTTTGCAGTGAATACAATATATATCCATATTGGTGCACCTACTACAGATAGTACAAGTGATGGATTGATACCTAGTAACACTAACATAAACACAAATCCTCCACCCAAAGATAGATACACTAATACAAATGTACCAATGTAATCTGCATTGTTCTGAAACTCGAACTTAGTAATCGTGTTCCAGATATCTTTTATCATGGTCATCATTGATAGTCCTAATACGTTTAGTATTTTTACGATAGTCATGATTGCTCTCCTTCCACATAATGTAGATAATAAATATCAAAGCTAGTTCCATTACGGACCTCCCAACCTACGTCCTTACTTAAATAAAAAAAAAATAGTTGGACAATGGGGTAGAAACCCCACTATCCCAAATAAAACTGTTATTTCAGCATAGACTCTGTCAATCGCTGTACATCTGCCAATTCCTTTGGTGTCATGTCTTTCAGTGTTCTGACACTACCATTTGACTTCTGTGGTAATTTGCGTTTTCTGTAATCTTCTTTGTATAATTCAAGATACAATTTAGCTGCTGCCTCATTCATAGCTTGAAATTTACGATACAAAGCATCATATGTTTTTGCAAGATCCACCTGTGTATCAAAGCTAGTCTGTGCTATTTCTTGACCTGTGGTTGCAACACGTTCATTGATAATACTATCTTGCAAATTACTTTTTGCTTTTTCGTAATATCCTCTGAATGTTTCCATTGATCTGAAAGTACTGTTGCAAATACCCCATAGATAGATATTCATATACTTGGTATCAATACCAGATGTTTCATCTACCTGAGCTGCGTAGATATTATACCAATCTACCCCTGTCATAGCATTGATTGCATCTATTTCAGTGGCATTAGTTTCGATACGTGGAACATAGTTAGTCATATACAACCTCCAATTCTTGTTGTGTTTTTTCATCTAAGTCTGCAAGATCCTCATAACCCATATACTGGTTAATACTTGCTAGAGTATTTTCCTCTAGAGCTGCCTCATCAAACTTTTTCTGAGCTTTTAAATCCCTAATTCTCTGAACTTGTTTGACGTATTCTTCTTCAAATGGATTAAACATCTTTATCCTTCCTTTCCATACTTTCTTTAGCGATAGCTACAGCATCCACTGTATGGCTATTGTTGTTTATAAAGTTCACACTCATTTCCATTTCTTGTATTGCTGCGTAATACCCACTAATCCATTCCCAGTCTGGACCATCACCTCCGCCACTATTTTCTAGTTTAGCTTTATGATCATAGGCTTTACTTCTCATTAGTTGTAATAATGTATCTAGATGTTTCATTGTATATATCTCCTTTCTAGATTTCTAAAGATATACAAAATCTCTACGGCGTGTTGGCGAGAAGCACGAGCCTATCTCGATGTTGCACCTCGTGTGCGACATCTAGACGAACTGCGAAGAATCAGCGCCTCGAAGCGCCTGAGCAGTTTGCACAAAGTATTTTGTTATCCTTAGAATCTAGAGAGAGATACACATACCGAACAGACTCGATTGTCTTGGCATCTGCGTAGCAGATCTAAACACGTGGATCGCTGTGAGTATGTGCCAGTCCAAGAATACCATGTATTCAGCGGCTGCGAGGATGGGTCTATCCCATCACGAGTAGACGATACAAATGTTTACAATTTAGTTCTTGACAGCCAATATAAGCACAAGGTATCTATCGTTATGGCTAGGACAATGAAAGGTCAAGACGGTTTGACACATAAGCAGAGGTTATTGGTCGATACCCTCGTAACGTCTGGTTGCACCATAACCGAAGCAGCGAAAAAGGCAGGATATTCTAAGACAGAAAGTGGTAGAGTAATAGCGTCAAGGACGTTACGAATCCCCAAGGTCCAAGAGTACTACCGACAACAAGTTGCAGAGATAGGATTGCTTGGTTCAGTTCCAGCAGTTAAGACTTTGGTTAGGCTTTCCACTGAAGCCAAGAGTGATTACGTGAAGCTCGAAGCATCAAAAGATATCCTTGATAGGTCTGGGTTTAAAGCTCCTGATAGAGTACAACATTCTCATTCTGGGAATTTAGTCGTTAAGATAGATATTGACTGATACAGACGGGGGGGTTAGAAAAACAGTAGCGACAGCAGTGAGAACCACCTCTACACACAACATAGGCGAAAAAGGTACGTGTTACAATCAGTTACAGATATTAAGATGGACACACAAGGAACACATCAAGTACTGTCGTTGTCGTGAGTGTGGAGAGTTTGCTCCGTTCCATATTAGAACCGATAGAGGTAGTTACTTCTTCCTATGTGGTGAACATTACAAACAGCGTTGAATATATTTTTTTTATGGGTAAAGTACGCTTATGAGTCAGAGTTTATTAAAACGAATAGGTGTATCTGGATATAATAAACCTAAACGTACCCCTGGACATCCCAAGAAATCTCATGTCGTAGTCGCTAAAGAAGGATCTAAGATCAAGACTATTAGATATGGAGAGCAAGGAGCTAGTACAGCTGGTAAACCAAAAGCAGGAGAGTCTAAGAGAATGAAGATGAAAAGAAAATCATTTAAGGCTAGACACGCCAAGAATATAGCTAGAGGAAAGATGTCAGCTGCGTTTTGGGCAAACAAATCAAAATGGTAAGTAGAGTCAATGAGGCAGGTAATTATACCAAGCCTGGAATGAGAAAGAGTTTATTTCAAAGAATTAAAGCTGGAGGTAAAGGAGGAAAGCCTGGACAGTGGTCTGCTAGAAAGGCTCAGATGTTAGCCAAAGAATATAAAGCTAAAGGTGGTGGATATAGATGAAGAAGCCACAACAAAGTTTGAAGGCATGGACTAAACAGAAATGGAGAACCAAATCTGGAAAGCCATCTGGAAAAACTGGTGAACGCTACTTGCCAGAAGCTGCGATCAAGTCATTGACTGCTAGTGAATATGCAGCTACAACTAGAGCGAAAAGAAAAGGCAGTAAGAGTGGGAAACAATTTGTTAAACAACCTAAGTCTATTGCCGCTAAAGTAAAACCGTTTAGGAGGGTTTCATAATGCCTAATGTAGGAAAGAAAAAATATCCATATACCAAAGCTGGAATGGCAGCTGCTAAGAAAGACGCTAAGAAGTCTGGAAAGAAAATGACCATGAAGAAAGGGTATGGTAAGTAATGGATTGGTTAAAAACTCAATGGAATAAACTCAACAAGAACGCAAAGATATTTATTTGTTGTGCTGTTGTATTAATTATTGCAGGACTATTATTTAATTAAACATGAGGTACGCAGAGGAGCTATCTTACGAGGATCGTCAAAGACTTCGTAAGATAGTGAAGAAGGAACATTTCAAACAC